TGTTTCTCTGAGGATTAAAAAATATCATCACAGCTCAACTTTAGAGACGGTTATCCCATCTTTAGCTCATCCCCATCCTTAGCTCAAAGCTACGCGTTGAGCGTGGCGTTGAGCGTAAGAAACCCTAAAGGGTTAGGCGTGAGGTCCCCTAAATCTTTGATTTTCTCCACCGGCTAAATCTTTGAGTATTGCTATCCTTACCGACTCATTTGAGTCGGGTGGGAATTCAGAAGGAATGGACGCAGTCTTGTGAGTCTCTGAAAGAGAACCAACGCTCGAAGAGCTTTGGCTAAAGCTATTATTAAATATAATCTTCAAGATCCCAAAAAGCTAGCATTGCAATTAAAATTATATTATAGGTCACGATTTCATTCTTCCAAAAAAGTTGTGATAAAAAAGATAAAATCAAATCAATTTTATCCAGAAGATATACTAATTTCTTTGGAAGCTAAGAGTTCTTCTATGAAAACATTAAATTTTAGTGCTCCTTGTATACAAATGGATATTATTTTGAGAGAGTTGATTGGGTATCATTAAAAATTGATTTTTTTCTTATATAGGTTTGAAGTTTGATCTGTTATCAAGTATATTATGGATGACCTATCATCGATCATAGAACCAGTAATTCGATTTGGGGTATTAACCTCTATTGTTAGTATATCAGGGTATTATACTTATAGAGAGTGGATCACATCAGATCAGCATAATTTCAAAAAATCAAAATTCCTTTGGGTTCACAATACTAAAAATGGAGTACAAATAGGACTGTCAATCCCTAGTTCAATTTTTGTAACTTCCTTTATATATTGGTTATCGTATATATTTTTGCCTAAAAATTGATTTTAAAAGTTCTAGTTTTCAATATTTTTCTTTTTAATGATCTTTTTGAGATAAAATGGATAAACTAACAAAAAGTGCCAGAAGTGTGATTATTAGAAAAAAATCCATGGGTCTACCCCTAGAAAAATCATATTGGGATGTAGTTCATGCTTATTACGAAAATGATGATGAATCAGATACTGAAAGTTATACAGGAAGTGATTATTACGAAAATGATGATGAATCAGATACTGAAAGTTATACAGGAAGTGATTATAGTGATAATTGTTTTGATGATAACTCGATAAAGGACAAAGTATGGGGGCCTGAATGGGATGATAAATTTAGTTCTTCCCTCAATCTCCTCCGTTGTCGGAGACAGAGGTCGAAGGGGGGACGATACCCCCCAGTACAAAGTACCAGTGTACAAAGCACCAGTAAAAGAAAATCTCCTTCAGTTTCTATCCCTTCAGGAGAGGCAAAACCATGTATTCACAGTATAAAAAAAGATCTCATTGTTGAAGAATATATTGAATACACTCCAGTACAAGTTAAACAACAGTCACATCAATTGGGAAAGTTAAAATTAAAATGTTCATTTGTTAAATTTGCAAAAAAAAAATATATAATTAAAATTTTAACTCATTCATTTTCACGAAAAAGAAAAAAATATTAGTCTAAATCCTTTATTTTGTTAATGAAACGACATTTATTTTCATTATTTAGATTAGTGAACCATCCCATAAATTCAGTAGGCATATCTAATGGCAAACATCCTTTTTCAACCATTGATAGATATTTAATACATTTTTGTCGATCCTCCTTGGAAACATTATCCAGTACATTCAAATAGTGGAGACTTTCAGGATCTTCTATTCCTACATTACAATCTAACTTATAAACTGGAACTAAACTTTCTAATTTATCAACTTGTTCTTCTAAGAGTTGATTCATAGTAGTGATATCTTTAAGTACTTCATTGATATAATCAATGGCTTCCTGTAATTTCTTTGTTGCCATTTTTAATATTACGAATATTTACAATATTAATAAATATATAATTCAATTTTTGTGTAAAAGTAAAAATTGAAATATTTTTGTTCTATTTATTAATATTGTAAATATTTGTAATATTAATGATGCAATCGAAATTCCTTAAAGAACTCCAAATACCAAAAGTACTAAACGCAGTTGCTTTAGTGGAATGTGGGGTACATGATAGTAGTTTATATACTATTCTGGGACGTAAAGTTAGGGATGAAAATCGGTTGAATGATTGGAGTTTAGGTAAGATAATTACGCTTACTGAAAACAATCAAATAGTTACATTTCGTCTTAATTTCGTAGAATGTCGTGGTATTAGATATCTATTTTGGAATATTTCGAGTGTTAATTACAACAAGCAAATGGTATTAGATTATTTCAATAAATATTTTCCAGAGAAAAAACAATTAAATATTTATGAATTTGTAACCCAGACCTTAGGATTTTCGGATAATAAACTTAATATAATCAATCCAAAAGATTATCAAATTGTGAATGACAACGATCATTATTGTAAACTTTTAAACAGGTTATCACCTAATATAATTGGATATGTAGAAATTGATCCTTTTATTGGAGTAATTGAACAAATTAAGAAATTTTCTAGAGAAAGAGGTGACAAGATGGAGAGAACGGTACTTAGAAGTAATAAGCAATACTTAATTAGACGATTGTTTGATGGTGAATTAATTGAACTAACCATTTACTTTATTAGTTATAGATCTCCGCACAATAATGCAATTAAATATGTATTAGAATGGTATTTATCTGGTAATAGTGGAAATTATAATAAAATAAAAAATGGTCTCCATGCGATATTGCCTAATGCAATAGATACAAATATTATGAATATCCATTTGTTAAATTTGCGATAAAATAGTATTTAATACTTTAACCGGATCTTCTGACTTTGTTATAGTGGAACCTATAACCAGACTTTTAACACCAAACTCAACTGCTTCTTTTGGCGTACATACCATGGACTGGTAGTTTATATTTTTTTTTGTTTTATCCAGTCGAATTCCTGGAGAAACCGTAAATTTATCACTAGCTAATTTAGCATATTTTGCCGGCAAAATAACTCCATGATAATCCACACCATTCAAAGATTTTAATAATCTAGTAATAGTTTCTTCTACACTACAACCATATATTTGATTGGTATATTCATTATTATAATGAGTTAAAACAGTTAATACTAATATATTTGTGCTAGTACCTTTACATTCATCAACTAATTTTTGAATAAATAATGGACCTGCATGGGAATATACATTAATATAATCAACTCTCATTTTACACAATTGACGAACAATATTTGTCATAGTTCTTGCACCATTCCACATTTTTAGGTCAACAAATAAAGGTTTACCTAAAGATTTAATAATTGATATTTCCCAACTTATTCCAGTTTCTAGAACTGAATCTAAATTAACTTTGAATCCAAACGATAAATCAATATCTTTAGTTTTTTCACACAAATTTTTTGCAAACAGTATATTAGCATCACTATTCTTTAGATCCAATGCAATCCACACTTTTGGATGATTATTGTATTTTTTATAATACACAAATCCTCCGTCTATTTTTGATTTTGGAGCCCCTTTCTTTAATGCATCTTCATCTAACAATTCTATCATGCTTATTCCATTCAGTTCAGCAATTTTTGCGCTTTCTTTAGGTATTACTAATTCTCTTTTTAGTTGCCATCCCACAGGATCCTTTAAGAAATCTTTATACTGGTCAACCAATCGGTCATCTAATAATTTTTCATCTTTTGCAATTTTAAGTATTTCTTGTAAAGTAATGAGTGGAATCATTTCAATGTTATTTTTTGTCATTCCTATCTTTGCTTCAGGGTTTCCATAAGATAATATACATGTTGTATATTTAACTTTATAACCAGCTTCCCGATAATTTCGTGTAGCATTAATAGTGGTTTGTCCATAATTTACTAATTCTTCAACAATTAAAACTTCCATTCCGGGTTTGATAAGTGGATTATTAAGATTGCCCGTTATTAATTCATTATGTCCACCAGCTTTTCGAGCAACTCGTAAATAACAATATGGTAATTTTTTTTTATATAATTTCGACAATTGATTACGCAATTCCCATCCTATGACCATACCACCTGTTACATTACCATTGATAAAGTCTGGAGGATTTGGGAGTTCTTGATAAAGCTTTTTAGCTAATTTCTTTGCTAGAAATTTTAAAACTGTTGGTTGTCCAACAAGACCTTTGATCATAATATATCCTGGACCTCTATTACCAGATGAATAAACAAATGGTTCATCTCCATTGTCAACATCCCGAATAGTTAAAGCGCCAGATTGAATAATAGTTTTGACGATTTCTGACATTTTTCTTATATAACTGTGTTATTATATAATAACAAAAAATAATTGGCTTAATTAATTTTCAATTTTTAATTATCATCATTCTCATCTACTAACTTATAGAGTAAATACTGTGGTTTACGGATATATATAGATTCTACTTCGGCCCTGAATGATAATATGCCGGATCAGGATATCGATCCCAACCCGTGTAAATATAGTTAGGAATACTATGTTCTTCCATATATAAATATTCGTCATACTCCTCCATCTCTCTCAACATCAGTTCTATGTCAACGTTGTCATAAAAATTAATCCAACAAATTAGATTAAATACCCCATAAATCAAGCCAATTACACTACATGTCTGATCAATTCCTGTTTTAATATTTAAATTCCTTTTGGGTCGAACAAATGAGTTTCCAGATATAATTTTCGTCCGAGGACAATATGATCGAGACACTGTCGTAATAGTGGACCGACAATTAAGCGTCCCTCTCCTTAGCTCAAAGCTACGCGTTGAGCGTGGGAAAATCAAAGATTTAGCCCGTGAACCATACCCCTTCACTGTTACCGGGGATCCAATAAGGAGTTTTTTAATAAATCTATGTTGCATTGTTAATTTTACTAAATGAAAAAAGAGGGAATAATAAAAATCAATTTTTAGGTATTAATTAAATTTTTAATCCATATCTCATAAAGAATACTAGCCGCTAGTGATGCAGCTGTAGCTGTAAAGAAAAGATGCCATGTATAAGTTGGTTGTGTGTATGAAACCCATCCAACAATAACAATTATAATAAGTAAAATTATTGTCAGGTAAACCGATGAAGGAATTTTAGATATCCATCTCATTTTAGATGCAAACTCTAAATGCAAAGTATATATTTAGAAAAGATTTTGTTTATAATCCGAAAGTTCATTATCACTAATAGATTCAATACTTAAATCATCTAGATCATTCCACCCATGGCATTATTTGTTTTTCATCTTTTATCGATTTACATTTTCTACATACACATATCACCTTTTCCGGGAATTAGTGCACTAAATGCCTGTAAAGACAATCATCCACATATAAAACATCTAAATGTAATATTTGGTTGATGTGGAGTGGTGTGTGGTTTTATCACAAAATGATTATATTCTTGAAAACACACAGAGCACATAATCTCATTATAGTCTGTAGTTATAATATTAAGAACAGTTTTTTTACATAGATCACACATAAATACTGTTATAGTTCCTCTACAATTTAAAGTTGAGCTCACCTCCGACGATAAGAACTTTTTTTGGATTTGAAGGTATTATTTCTATTTTAAATTGTTGTGTCTTTTCTTCACACTGGTATAGGACAGTTTATAGCCTTATGATTGGTCCACCCGACCGGAACTATCGTTGATAAATATTTTGGAAGGATATTAACACAGTAATAATAAACAGATTTCCAATCTCCGATTCTCCCTTGGGTAATCTTATTTCCATCTTTGGGTAGTTGTAAATGTATCAAAGTTTTTTCTTTCCAAAATAATTCATCAAGAATATCTTGATATTCGTCTAAAACATATAATGATGGATATTTAAAGATTTTGTAAATTAATGGGATTGGTAAAGCATTCATTTCATCGCTCCACGAAACCATATGTTAATTCAAAGTAATTGAATTTAGAATATTTCAATTTTTCTTTTGATTGAGTGTGTAGCAAATACATAAACAAGTATTACAAACATATCCTTCGCATTTGGTACATTTTTTTATTTTGTCCGGATGAAATCCTTTAATACATGTGTAGCATATCTTCATACAATAATCACAAATATCACCAAATGATCTAATTTGGCAATCATTAAATGTCCATATACTTTTGCAACATTTACTAGTAATTTCACTACAAACTTGACAAATTTGAACACATCCATAACAGACATTATTTCCACATCGGGTGCGAAATGATACTGGTGATCCTTTTTGACAATATTGGCAAACATTAAAGTATATTATTTCTCCACAATTTAGGCGTATTAAATAATAGCGAATTCCTTTAGTTTTTGAAAACGAATCGAAAACTAATTTAAAATGTCCTTGTTTTTCACACTTACAATCTATAAAAGGACATTTACCAAATTTGTATTTAAATTCACCCCATAAGTAATCTGGAAATTTTCTGTTAATTAATTTACAAATACCTTCATACACATCTCGCCAATTTTTAATTTTTTTACAAATTCTCTCTGGAATGTTTAAGTGCATCAATGCTCTCTTTTTCCAAAATAAATTACTGTTCACTAAATCAGCATATTCATTTTCAAATGTGGAAATTTCGTTTAAGATAGAAAGTGGAAGATATCGAAACACCTTAAAAGCCAAATGGGTTGGTAAAGTATTCATTTGCAATAAGATGTAAATAATAAATAATTAAATAATAATTCTTTCAATTTTCGAAAAAAATTGAAAAAAAACGGTCTTGATGTACTTTATATTTAAACTTCATTCTAACGAAGATCTCAACTAAAAGTTTAACAAAGATGTCAAGTGAATGGATTGATTGCAAGTTTTTTGATGTACGTTACATTGATAGTGCCGGTAGAACCTATTTCATTGATCAATATGATAAACGTGCAGATGCTGAAAAAAAATGTGAACAACTTAATGAAAGTAAAAAAGAATGTTATAAACATTCCGGTTTTGAACACAATGAAATCAACAAGGAAGAATCAAAAACTGAATGGAATGATGGTGATGAACGTTATCAGGTATTTATGATGAAAGGACGAAAATGTAAAAAAGGCGATACTTTCCATTTTGGGGGTAATACTGGCTATGGTGCGAGATTCTGTTTCAATATGTTCTACCTAGAACAAGGTTGTCCGGGAGCATATATTGTGAAAGAGTTCTATGATAAAGGTCTAGCAAGTGCATTCTGTAAACGGCAAAATGCAAGTCCAAACAAAATGGACTTAGTAAATAAAAAATTCCCTTCCAATTGCTTTAAAGGTACTGGTGATTATGAATGTGGTGTTGGTCAATATGATTATATTTTAAAGTAATTACGAATGTGGTGTTGGTCAATATTATTATATTCTAAAGTATTAGACGGAAAGTGACCGCTTATATTTTTTCTGTTTCATTATCACTTATTAATTCAGCAGTATCTGCCAATTTAGCAAGAGGATTATCATTATCCATATTACTAATTATGTTTGAATGTAAGAATTGTTTTCCATTCCTATTCATATCACGTTCATTATTATTGGACATAAAATAATCACCTTTGTTGTTATACATACTCTGCAAGAAATACGCTGGAATTAAATGGTGTTGTATAACACAAAGAGATTTATACATAAAGTTAAAACTAATATGAGAAGATGTGGTTAAAAATTTAATAAGTTCAAGTGTATAATCAATATCAGTTGGTAATTCATAATGTTTATAATTTATAATATTCAAGCCAATAATTAAATATTTTCCCTGATATATTTTAATATTTGGGATTAATGTCTGAGCAAAATTTAATCTCTTATAAAGATAATCTTCTATTATTTTTGAATAAATATTGTCATCTAATTCGTTTAGGAAATTATAAAGTAACTGTGCGCTTTCATCAAATTCAAACCAAAATCTGATTTTACGGTGGTTTGTAATTGATTCTTGGATATTAACTAGTAATTTTTTTTCTATATCACCAGGTTGTGTAAAGTCAAATTTTTGAATAAATAATCTCTTAGGTAGACTATCATTTATTATAATCTGAATATCTAAGAATTTTAATAGAGGAGTTGTTACAAATATTTTCTTTGTTTCGGAAAATCCTTTTTTATCATTAATATTAATATTAAACCATCTTACTGACATACTTTCTGAACCTTTCCCCCCTAATATTTTAAATGAATAATTATTGAGTAATTTGATGATTTTTTCACTAGAATTGGAAGTTTTTCTTTTTAAAATATCATTGGGGCGATGTATATAGAAACAATTTTTGTTATTCCATTGAGGTAAATACCATGATGATTGTATGTTACAATTAAATAGATTTTTAATTAAATACCTGACTCGGTCATTATCTTCATAAGGCAATGGATAATAATATTTATGTAGTTGTTTTTTAATATTATCATTTTCCTTGAGATCTAAGAACACTTCTTCATGGTTAACATGTTGATAATATCTTTTTTTAGTACTTACATGATCAATACACATTGTCAAATTTAATTGTGGAATAATATTTAATTTACCTCGGAAGATTTTATAATGTCGACATATATTTGTAGATTTACAAATTTTTGATGAAAAATATCTGTAATATTTAATAAATTTTCTTGTTGTTAAAACATATCCATTTTGATAACAAATTTGTACATAAGTGTTATCAAAGTTATTTAAAATTTCATATAGAGACATAAATTTAGTATAAATGATTTGTATGTTTCTAATAGGATTTGATGTTATATTAGCTGGGTCACGAATAATAGCTGTAATTACAAATCCTCGTCTTACAAAAAATATATTATCATTAAATTTCTTTTTTAAATAATTATAAATTGATTCTGATTTTTTTCTTTGTTGTTTGTCAGATCCATACATAAATAAATCTAAATCTGAAGATCTACTTATATCATCAAGAGATACTACATTACTAACTAAATAGTGCATAATTCCCCCACTCAGTATAACATTTTCCCATGACCAATCTTCTTGACTTTTACTTGGGAATATATTATGAGTGATGTGATCATATCTATGTTTAAATTCGGTATAATCAGTAATTAACTTGGTTCCAGGCTTTAAACTTTTAGAGTGAGAACTGGAAAGGGATAATTTTGGATATGATATATATGTAATTTGATCAGAGATTGAGTAAAGATCAATTATAAGATTATCAAAACTAAAACATATATCTTCGTCAATTGGTTGGCCAAATTTACATACTTTATTGATATCTTTTGTAATCTTTAAAACTATTTCCACTATATCTTTTTTTTTGAGAGCAGTATATTTCAAGAGTGTATTTTGGAAAAATTCTATATTTTTTTCTGTGTTTTTTTCCTCTAAAGATAACCAATAATAATAATAAAGTAATAATTGCCAAAGATAAGAGGCATTTTTGATAAATTTATTTAATCCTTCGCTACTAATCCATTTAGTAATATATTCAGAGTCAATAAAATCTAATAAATCAATTATAATAAAGTAATTGACTGAATCTCCGAAAAATTTATCTAAATTTGGAGAAGGTTGATCTTGGAGTTTATTAAGAATAATATCGAAGTGGAGTTTAGTAGCCTTTGTTGGAATAGTTATTTTTGGACATACTTCAGTAGTTTCTTTACAACCATTTGTAAATAGAGCATTAAAATATTTTGATCTATTTTTAAGTAAATCCAAGTTGATTATATCATAAATTCCATTATTAATTATAATTTTAGACATTATAACAGTTAATATAATCTTTTAAATACTTAATCTTAAATACTTAATTTTTCATTTTTTTAATGGTTTTTTCAAAGTACATTTAAAAATTGATTGTAAAACTAAGTAAGATATAATATAGATAGCGTGCAAAGCGCCAGCGTGTAAAGCACCGGTATGCAAAGTACCGGCAATACCTAATACCGATGCAGAGACAGATGGAGATGGAAGAAGTTGTATATAATGACTGTTATGGTGGATTTAAATTAAGTGAGGATGCAGAAAAAGAAATAATTAGAAGAAAATTTGAGCCAATATTAGAAAAATGTAAACTTCCATATTTACTCAAAAAAAAGATTATGGTATATCTGTATGATATGGCCCAATATTATTTGGATGTTTATTATAATCGAAGTGATCCTCATTTAATTTCTATTGTCAAGGAAATGGGAGAAAAAGTAAATGCAAATAATGCTACAAAATTAAAAATAAAAACTGTTCCTAAAGGATACTGGAGTATACATGAGTATGACGGCTTAGAAAGTGTAATAGTAGAGAGAGATAAAATAAAATATGATAAATTAAAACGAATGATTAATGAATTGATACATGTTTTAAAAAATAACAATCTTAATTTATCCAATGATATTTTAAAAAAAATAGGGGAAATAGATAATTTTGAATATTGACTGTTATTTTGTTCTAATAATATGTTATAAAATTCAATAGGTAAAGCAATATTTACAATATATAAATTTAATTTAAAATTAAACTTTACTTTAAATTAAATCTCAACTAAACATAATGCTACCGATCTTGCGATTAGTCCGGTTGTGTTTGTATTATTAGTAAAATCTATAGACAATATATCACCATTTGTTAATTGAATTAGACCACACATAGAACCCATCTGTCCTATGATACTCGATGCAAAACCAAAATTAAATGATGAAATTGGAATACCATTAAGTAATAATCTAAAATCTATCCTAATAATAAAACCAGCTGCTGTAAGAACTTCAGATCCAATAGATAAATTAAATTTTTTTATTTTAGTTCCTGTATATTGTAGAGATTGTGTTGGTGTGGTTCCAATAATTGTAAAGTCCGTAGTTGATAATGAATCTAATACATAGTTACTTCCTTGAATAGGAACAAACTGACCTACAACTGGAATTGGTGTTGCAACAACATTACCATTAAAATTATAGGATACACAAGACTTAACAGGATCTGATGATTGTTGAATAAATATGATATTATCAACAAATAGCGTAAAGAATGGTAAACAAAATGTCCATGTAGTTCCTCCTAAGGTTAAACCTAATTTAACATAAATTAAATCCAAACTTTTAATA